GTGCCCTAGGCTGGGTGCCTTGGTTTTAGACCGGGGGGATAGCTTCGGCGCTGTGACCTGCTGTTTTGTTTTCCGTTCTGATTGGCTGAGCGTTTGTGCTCAGTCTGTGTTTTCATCTGACAGCGAAATCAAGTTGCCGTCCTCGTCAAAGCTCAGCCCTTGCCTTGTGCTGCCTTGCCTTGCCCAGCCGTGTACCTTCTTGTGGCAAAGGTCGCAAAGGCTGACAAGGTTTCGCTGGTCTGTCGCAATGTTCGGGTCGTTGATGTTCGCTGGTGTCAGCTCGATGATGTGATGCACCATCGTTGCCGGTGTAGTAACGCCAGCCTTCAAGCAGTGCTGGCAAAGGTAAGCGTCGCGCTGCAAGGCAAGCTCTCTTGCTTGCTCCCAATCGCGCGAGTGGTAGAAGCGATACGAGAAGCCTTTAGCCATCGCGAATCCTTCCAACAAAAAAGGGACGCGAACCTAAGTCCGTGTCCCTTTCGAAAATCCACCGTATCGAAATATAGCGCAAAGCGAAAAGTGATGACAAGTACCAATCTCAAATTTCTTTGAGAGCGGCAAAGCCCACATCGTCGATATAGCGGAATCCAGCATTGCACAGCTCCCTGCACCACTGGCGCGAGCACTGCATAACGTCTGCTATTTCATCCCACGGCATCGCTTGCAGATAGGCCATGCACAACGCATCGGCGTAGCGGTTGCCTTTGACCTTAGCCAAGCCGCCGTGATTGTCGCTGCCGTATAGCAGCGCCGTAGCTTCGTCAAGCAATGCTTCACTGTCGCTGATGCGCTGCTTTAGCCTTCCTTCGAAATCAATGCGGCTGTTGATCGCATCCATCGGGTCTGAGCTTCCACCGCCGCCGCCAGCGGTATAGCTCTGCGCCTTGGCTCCCTCGCGAGCCTTAAGGCGGGCTAGCATCTCCCGTGCATGTTCGATGCTAGCCACCTCGTCGCGGATGACCTCGAAGTATTCCTTGGCATCCATCGGCACCGCTCCTAGTCGATGCCGGTAGAGCCGAAGCCGTCCGTACCGCGCTCGGTGTCTGTCAGGCTTGCGACCTTAACGAGGTCGCACGGCACGAACGGCACAACAACCATCTGGCACACGCGCGAGCCTTTCGGTAGAAACACCGTATCGCAGCTGAGGTTGACCAGCGGTGCGCACACCTCGCCACGGTAACCGCTATCGATTACGCCGACGCTGTTGCGCAGCGTAACGCCGTAGTGAGCGCCAAGCCCGGAGCGAGGGAACACCAGGCCAACGCATCCGCTCGGAATCTCGCACGCAAAGCCCAGCCCGCAAACCGCGCTGGCGTTAGGCTCGAGCCGCACATCCTCGGTAATGCAAAGGTCAAAGCCCGCATCGCCATCATGCGCATAGCGCGGCAGCTCGGCACCGTCGGTAAGAACAACGTTCATCTTGCGTCCTTGCATTTCATCAGCTCCTTATCCTTAAAATGGAATGTCTTCGTCATACACATCGGGATAGGCTGCGGGCTGCTGTGCCGCCTGGTATTGCTGCTGCGGCGCTGCGACCTGATAGCCCTGCTGCTGTTGTCGCTGCGCTGTCATCGTCACCACGTTATCGACGATCACTTCAAGCTTGCTGCGGCGCTGCCCGTCCTTCTCCCACACGTTTTGGTGCAAGCGTCCGACGATTGCCAAGCGCACGCCCTTTTGCAGCATTCCGTTTCCGTACATCGCTTCTCCGCGCTTGCCGTACATGACGCAATCAACCCAACTCGTCACGTCCTTATAACTGCCGTCGGACTGCTTGCGGCTCTTGCTCACCGCAAGCGAAAAGCTGGTGATAGCAAGGCCGTTGTTGGTGTATCGGACTTCTGCATCTTGTCCAAGGTTGCCGCTCAGCGTCACGCTGTTCAGGCTATCGCTCATAGTTACCTCCCGTAACGATTGCCAGCGCGAGCAGCGCCAGGATTGCCATTGCCGTTGCAACACACGGGAAGACCCACGAGAACCAACCGCCCGTGAAAAGGTTGATGAACAGCTCAGTTAAGCAGAACATCAAAAAGAAGAACGCCACGGTTGCGATTACGGCAACAGCTGTGAGCAACGCAGCGGCAAGCCTTGCCTTGCGGACTGCTTTCTCAAGATCACTACGCTTCATCGCTGTTACCTCCAAGAGCTTCAAGCAACTCGTTTCTCTGTCGTGTGCTCAATCCTCGGATTCGGCGGCTCTGTGCGATTCGAAGCCGCTTCATAAGCTTCTGAGCTCGCGACAGGGCATAGCCCGGAAGCGACCTTATGAGCGATTCGACGGGCATTCGCAGAATTGCTTCGTTGCCATCATCGGCAAGCCTGAAAACGTCATCGACGCTCATTTCACCGCTCGCAAGCTTCGCCCTAACCTCTGCACGCTCACGGCGTGCCTTCAATGCTTTATCGAGGTTTTGGCGGCGCTCTTCTTCGGTCAAAATAGGCACCATTCTTAGAACCTCCTGATTCTTACTTTAGATACGGCGGTTTGCTTTCCTAAAACCGTCGGTTTCTTGGCTTGACCTCGCTTTATCGCCTTGCCTGGCGAATCTGCGAAATCAAGCCGTTTACACTCTGTTTACACACCTGATTTCAGGCTTTCGGCGAACTCGTCGAACGCCTTGGCCGCTGCCGCGTCGCGTCCGGGCATCAGGTGCGCGTATAGCCTTAGCGTGGTCGCTTCGTTGGCATGCCCAAGCCTTGCCGCAAGCGTCTTGAGGTCAACGCCGTTGGCTAGGCACCACGTCGCGTGCGTGTGCCGAAGCGAATGGAACGTGCATGCTTTGGGCAATCCGCAGCGGTCGCGAGTGCGGCTGAACGCCTTGGATACGGTCGTAGGCCGCATATAAGAGCCGTCCACGCTCACCAGTGCCGAATCGGGCGTGAAAGACGCTGAAAACGCGTCCTGCTGCTCCATGAAGCCGTAAACGCGGCTCCACTCGCGCTCGGTCAGCGACACTTGGCGCGGCTTCTTGCTCTTGGTCGTGTTCGAGCGAATAACTCCGCCGCCGGGCGGCTCAAGCGCGGTGCCGCATACGAGCACGTAGCCTTGCGCCTTGTGCAAGTCCCTGCGGCGCACCGCGCAGACCTCGCCGACGCGCATACCCGTATGGAGGGCGAACCAAGCGGCGAACGAGTAAGCGGCTTCGCGCATGGTCTGCTTGCTGCGCTTCGCCGGGTAAAGGCGATCCCTTACTGCTGCATCGAGCGTTTGGAAATCCCACTCGTCGATTACCACCGCTTCGCGCCTTTGCTCGTCGGGCTTCGCGACCATAAGCATTGGGTTTGCGTCGCAAATGCCGATGCGAACCCAATAGCTGAAAGCTCCTTGCAAAAAGTGGTGGACGCTAACCACCGTGTTTTGCGATAGCCCTTGCCCTCCAAGCTCCTTCGGCACCATCAAGCGCCGCTCGAAGCTGTTCAGCTCGTAGGCCGTCAGGTCGCGTGCGGCCTTGCCTTTGAGATAGCGGCCAACGTACGACCGCGTGAACAACGTCCATCGCTTCACCGTGTTGACGGCTGCGCCCTTGGCTTGGCGGTCTGCGATGTACTCGCGCAAAAGGTCGGCTATAAGCGTGCTCTTGATCTGACCGTCGAACGTGAGCTGCGAAGCCCACGCATCGGCCAGCGCCTGCGCTTCCTCGCGCGATGCGGCATCGGGAAAGCCTCGGCGCGGCCTTATCTGCTTGCCCTCCGGCGTGCGCCCAAGGTACGGTTGCGCATACCAAACGCCCTTCGCGTCCTGCTTGACCTCAACGCCCATGACGGTTCAACAATTCTTTGATCTTGTCATCCATGAGACCGGGAAGCTCGGCAAGCTCGCACATGCAATCGTCGCAGAAATCAAACTCGGAGACTTTGCCGAATCGACCTAGGCGAACCCTCCAAAACTCCTTGACATTAATGCGGTCGGCTTCTTTGCCGCATCCGTCGCAGCAGCCGGAAACCTTAATCATCGCCCTGCTCCTTCTCAGCCGCCTTCTTAGCCTTGCGCATGTTGAACTTCGCCGCGCAGATGAACCAGATGCACACGGCCAGCAGGCAGCAGAAGAAGGTAAGGAAGCCGAAACCAGCGCCGAAAATGAACCCAACGGCGATACTGGCAACAAGCATGGTGAACGGGCTGATTGCCAGCGCACACCCAAGCAGCGTCATGGACGCGTCTTCGAACTCTTCCTTGGTCTTAAGCTCTTTCATTTCGTCCCTCCAAATTTCGGTGAATCACTTCGACGGCATCCGCTACGCCGTCGAACCAGCAAATCAAATCGTCGTAATCGACTTTCGAGCTTTCGCGACCGCGCTTTTCGCATGTCGTGATGCGCTTGCTGATGTCCTGTGAGACAACGCAAAGGTTGTCTAAAACTTTTCGGTCATGCTCAATCGTCATCGTCGGTCACCCACTCTTCGTAATGGTTCTCGCGCATGAACTCGTCGAAATCAGCTTCAAGGCTCTCGCTTTCGCAGCCTTGCCATCCCCAGAACTCGCTTATGTACGGCTGGCAGTCGCGGCATGAATAACGCTTCCAAAACTCGCCCATCCAAAAGCCGCTTTCCTTGATGATGAACGGCGTGCCCTTTGGAATCGTCTTGCCGCAATACGCGCACACGTGCGCCTTGCGCGTCTTTTTAACGACTTCCGGCGCGTTGTAAAAGCTGCTCCCGCTCATGACCGATCACATCCCAGAGCATCGAGCATGTTTCCGATGCTCTCGCGGGCCTTCTTCAAGTCCTCAATGCCGTTCTTCTCTTTCCAGCGCCAGAGATACTTGAAGGCGCAACCCTGCATGTAAGCGATGTAAAGGTCAGTGCCAAGCATGGATTCCATCGCTTCTTTGCACTCAATGCCCGTATAACCCTGGTAATGCGATGGCTTGGTTACCGGGTTGGCAGCTTCGGTCGCTTCACCCGCCGCCTGATCTTCGTCGGGAACGGTCAAATCACCGACACGGTTAACGTAAGAACTCATTGCTCACGCTCCTTTTCTGCCTTGGAAACAAGCTCTGAAAGCTCGTTGAAATCGACTTCATGAAGCAGCTTGATAAGCTGCGCAACGTCCGGTGAGCGCCACGCTGTCATTGCATACGTCCGGGCTTCGTTGGTGTAGTGGTAATAGTTCGTCTCAAGGTGGTCTTTGGCTTCGCGAAGCGTGAGAAACATGGTGTCCGCGACGATTTTCAATTGCTTCGTAAGGAACACGCAATCCAACATGTTGTGCTTTGCGTAATTCTCGATTACGTTCCGAAAAGTGATGTCAGAAATCGTCGCGTAACGGCCTTTGACGTTCCCGCTTTCGTCAAGCTCAAGCCAGTTGTCTTCTAGCCATTCCCTGGCGTGGTCTTCGCCGCCGAAATCAAGCTCGTCTTTGTAAGCCCGCATCACGGCTTCTTCAAGGCTCATGGTTTCGCCTTCACCGTCTTCGAACAGTTCAACAGCGTCAATCTCGTCGCTTTCAGTAGCTTCTCGGTACTCGTAATCGCGGATGACCCAAAATCTCGGGTCTGCCTGGCACAGGTGCGGTTGCGTGTTCAGCTCGTGTTGCAGCTGCTCAAGAAAACCAAGGTCATCAACGTTGATGCTGCGCTTCGGATACTCTTGCTCGACCGATTCGCTCATTGCTTGCGCTCCTTCCTTGCTTGCCACCACATGCGCAGCACTTGCCGCAATGTCGGGTTTGACTCCTTGAATGTCTCAATGCTTACGTCTTCAAGATTGAGGGTGATGTAACCGGATGTGTACTTACGGTCTGCGAAATACTTCTGCATCTCGTCGGCGCATACGTTTCGCCATGGGTTTTTCCGGGCTTGTTCTTGGCTTGGCGGGAAATCGGCAGGTTTATAGACCTGCGGTGCAGGAATAGTGCGGCCTTGGCGCTCAGCTTGAAGCTCAATGCAATCTCGCATCATCCGAGTTGGAGCGAGAATTGGTATGCCTGTCTGTTCCGAAAGCTCAATCAGCGCTTGCGTCTTTCCGCTTTGGCGATGACCGACGATGAAGATCGTCGGACGCTTGCACAGCTCTTCGAAGCTCGCTTCGTCACGCGTGATTAAGCGCTTATCCGATAAGCTCATTGCCCTTCACCTCCTTTGGAGCGTCATTCTTCGTTTCCCTGCACTTCCAGCAGGAATCGCGGTTGGCAATGAACCAATCAATCGGTCGCTCTTCTCCGCAGCAAGGGCAACGGCGCTTGCGAACCTTGTTGGCATAACTTGAGTAAGGCATGTTTTCCACCGCCTAATGTTGAAAACTTGTTAGTAACTTAGCCCATTGTTGAAAACGTGTTGAAAACCAGTTGAAAACTGCTTTTGAAACATCGAAAACGGGTTTTGAAATCGCGCGAAAACTTGAGTGCGCGAAAAGAAGTACCAAGAAAAGTAACCTTGCTTGTGGCTCAACCTAACAAGCACGTTGCGGGTTTTGGGTTTGGGTTGGGTTTGAGACCCAACCCAAAACCCGCTTCTGTATTGTTATGTATTGTATTGTTAGGCTTTTGCCAGTCTAAAACCGTCGGTTTTGCGTTGGTTTCTCCCTTGGTCATCGTGAAAGCACCTCTTGACCTGCTATTTCTTCGGTTCGGCTTTGTTCTTGCGCGGCCTGCCGCCTTTGGCTCCATTCGCGCGTTGCGAGCCGAAATATAGAGCGTTTCGCTGCATCCTCTCGCTCTCGATGCGTCCCTTCCCGTCGCGAACCAGCAAGCCGATCTCAAGCAAACATTCGATGAAATCGCGCGTCTGGTTGATGCTCAACGTCTCGTCGAAAGCGCCACTTGAACGCAAGCCGATTTGCGTTGCCAGAATCAGCCAATCTTCATCAGTCTCAACAGGCAAGGCATGGTGCTTAGTCCGCGCCAGAAGCTCGCAGAGCCGCCAGTAAGTGCCATAAGCGGCGTTTCCGTGGCGCATGATAAGGCGCTGGCACTTGATGTCCAGGGAAGCGTTCGCGTCGTGCTGGAACCAAGCCATAGGGTCTTGCGCTCGGTCGTGGACTTCCTTAGCAATCATCGTCATCGTCTTCACCTCCCGTCTTCAATCCGTCGCTCGTCCCTTGCTGGTGCCAGCCGTCCCAAAGGCATTTGCCCACGTCTCGGCAGTTAGTCCAGATGATCGTTCCGCGAAAGCCGCACTTGCTCTTGAGCTTTTGGCCGCATTCGAGCAGATACCGTTCAAAGGGGCACTCGCCAGGCGTTGGCAACGGCGACTCGTCGAACAGGTCGAGGGTTAGTTGATCACTCCGCATGCTTAGTGGCGATGTACGACTTGCAGGCCGCTTCGATGGTCTTGGTCACGAACTCTTGAGGTGTCACGCCGTCAAGCTCGCTGGACTGCATCATCTGTTGGATGCCAAGCAGCGTCGCGCCGATGAAGATAAGCGACATGTCACCGTCGAGCTGCTGCGTGCTGCCGGTCTTGGTGTCGAGGACGCCAACGCTCACTTCGGACTGGGAAATGAAATCAACGGCCTTGTCGATAAAGGCGATAGCTTCTTTACGCTTCATGGTTGCTCTCCTTGTCGTAGATGGATTTGCGAAGTTCGATGTTTAGACCTGGATGCCGCGCAAGCAGCCAACGGCTGAGCAGCGGCGTATCCGTGTTGTTGATGGCGTAGACGTGTTCAAGCCCGTTTCCGTCGTGGAACGGCACGCCCACAAGCTCGCACGTGCCTTCGTAACGCTGCTTCTCGATTAGGTATTTGGTGCTGACGCGCAAACCTCGTTGGTCGATTGCCAGCGCCGTTAGCTCGATTTGCCGAAGCGCTTGAGGGTTGAGCTTGCACCACCTTTCGAACAGCTCTTGACTGTCTTTGAGCTTGAGCGGCACCGGATACACGGCCATTCGCTCTTGATGCACTACGCTTTCGAGCGGTTGCGTGTAATCGTCAACGTCCATGGCGCTTCCTCGATTCCCGGCTCATGAAGCGCCTGAAAGCCGCTTCCGCGACCTCGCGCGGTGCCGATGCAGGAACGGGCAAGGTGTGACGCGTGCGCACGTCTCCCGCGCCGCTAGCGCCCGTGCGGCGGGCTTGCTCGATGACCACGCAGGCAACCCAGAAGCCGTTAGCGTCGCGGTCGAGATAGCCCCTCATTTGCACACCTGGCTAACAAGAAGCCACAGAGAGCCGAAGAACAATGGGAAGACAACCCACCAGCAATTGAGCAGGTCGAACAGCCAGAACAAGAAGGCGGCTGCGGCCATGGGAAGAACGCCGGACATCGCGAGACCGAAACCGATGTAGCAAACCCACTTGAAAACCAACGGTTTTCCTGCTAAAAAGTCATCGTCATCACTGCGGTAAGTTTTGACATAGCCCGTGCCTGGTTGCCGCCAGGTGCGGGCGCATTCAGTTCTCCGGCTTGCACCATGGATTCGACGTGCTGGTAAAACCTGCGTTGCGTAGCGCTCAGCTTGCAACGGTTTCGCGTAATCGAAACCACGATGCAAACCGTTGGTTTGTTCATGGGTTTCATACGGCTCATACATTTGAAACCCCTCCTTTCTAACGTTTCCTCAGAGCGAACCGAACGCCGACGGCAACGGCTGACGCATTGAACAGCCAGAGCGTGAAGACGGCGCAAATCTGGTCAATTGCATCCATTAGGCAACCTCTTTCCACCCCATCAGCTCGTTAGGGCTGATGTTGGCAACGTCGCAGATAGCCATGATCTTGTCGGCACCGGGGATGTAGCCCTCGCCGCTCTCGTACTTCACGACTGAATCTTTTGAGATGCCAACCCTGCTAGCAAACTCGTCCTGCGTGATGTCGAGCTTTGCGCGAGCGGCGCGAAGGTTTGCAGCAAAAACCTCTTTGTTGAACTTCATGTGGTTCACCTCCTTTCACTGAACGGTGATTGCAAACCTTGCTTGTCAAGGTTTGCACCCGTATGTTTAACGGATTTACCCGTTAAACATACGGCCTTAGGAAGTTTTCTTCCTAACACGCATTGCAGTATAAGCGAAGAATCTTCCTATTGCAAGAGGAAAATAAGAAATAATTTGCCTATCCTCGTCGAATGGAATAGAATTCACGGCAGATAGTTGCTAAACAGGAGGTGCGAAATGGAGCTTGCCATAAAGGAATTGCGAAAAAAGCTGCACATTTCACAGGCTGACTTTGCAAAAGCTGTTGGCGTATCCATGCGCACGGTTGGTTCGTGGGAACGCGGAGAATCGTTCCCCAACGCTGAGCAGGTTTGGAATGCGGCGCTTGCGCTAGGCTGCTCGCCGAATGAGATATTGAGTTGGGATGGTGAAGAGAACGAAGATGACAAGATCACTAGCGATGAGCGCGAAATAGTAGATAACTACCGCGACAGCTCGCCAGAGTGGCAACAAAACATTTCGATGACCGCCAGAGCGGCGGCTTCTGAATCGAAAAGGAAATAAAAAAGCCCCGCGCAACCGTCCAAAGTCTCGCAGGGCAATACCAAAAGGCAAGGTGATTTTAACATGCCAAAAGGCACACGTGCCGCGATTTACGCGCGGTTTAGTTCGCATAACCAACGAAGCGAATCAATCGATATACAAGTTGAGAAATCGCGCGAATACTGCGCAGAAAACGGCCTTGACGTTGTGCGCGTGTATAGCGATTATGCGCAAACAGGCCGCGACGTTAAGCGCGTCGAGTTTCAGCGCATGATGGAAGATGCGAAACTTGGCATCTTTGATTACGTTGTCATATACAAGGTTACGCGCATCATGCGAAACCGCGACGAAATGGCGCTTGCGCGAATCAGGTTGCGCAAAGCTGGCGTTGAAATCCTTTACGCCGGTGAAAGCCTGGGCGAAGGCTCGACGCGCGTTTTGAATCTTGGAATGCTGGAAGTGCTGGCGGAATGGGAAAGCGCCATCGACAGCGAGCGCATACGCGACGGCATCCAGAAGAACGCTGCTCGCGGCATGGCGAACGGTCGCACTCACTACGGTTGGGACATCGTAGACGGCTATTACCAGATCAACGAACGCGAAGCCGCCGTGATGCGACGCATGAAAAACATGCTCTGCTCAGGCTCCACCGTTGCCGAAATCACGCGAGCCGTAGCGGGGGAACGCGGCAAGCGCGGCAAGCCGCTAACGCACAACACAATCTCAAAGCTGCTTAAGCGCGAACAAAACTGCGGTGTATATGATTATGCCGGTGTGCGCATTGAAGGCGGAATGCCTGAGCTCTGGTCGCGCGAAGAGCAAGACATGATCAACAGCATCCTCAAGACCAACGGCAGGAAGCACAGCAAGACCGCCACAACGGACGATTACCCGCTTAGCGGCAAGCTCTGGTGTCCAGAGTGCGGCCAGTTTTACACAGGCACCAGCGGCACATCCAAGACAGGCCGCGTATATCACTATTACCGCTGCAAGAAATGCCGCCGAACGCTTCGGCGCGACGTGATAGAAGATGCCGTGCTTGATGCCATATATGAGACGGTCAAGCAGGAAGACATGCGCAAGCGCATCATCGAAGGCATGGTGCTATACAACGACGAGAGGGAAGAAGAGATAGAGCCTGCAAGCAAGCAGATCGAGCGCGAGATAAAGCGCATAGACGCTGCCTTTGAACGCATCTGGCAAGCCATAGAAGACGGCATAGCGCCCCCAGGCGGTAAAGAGCGAGTGGACATGCTCAGAGAGCAGAAAGCGGCCTTAGAAACAGACCTGCGCGAAGCGCAGGCAAGGGAAGGCGCGACGCTGACAGAAGAAGCGCTAACGTCGTGGCTAGATCACCTAGCCGAAGAGCCGGATACTGAACAGATAATCGATATGTTCGTCAGGATGATTGAGGTTGACGGGGAACAGCTGAATCTTTATTTCGCCTTTGATTTCTGGGATGACGATTTCATGCCACAAAAAAAGACGAACCCCGAAAAGGGTTCGTCTAATAATCCAATGGTGGAGCCTCAGATTATTTGTTCGAACCCCACTATAGCCGCAAATGGACGTGAAATCAAAGTTTCTCACAACTGGTTTTGCATCATAACACTGATTAGCACGCAAAAAAGTTAGCAAAATTCAAATTCACGCTTGCGTTACTATGGGGTCTACCCTATAATAGTAGACACAAGGAAGAAAGGAGGTGGTTAAAATGGATGACAAAATATGGGACTTGGCAGTATCCATCATCGGCATAATCCTTGCAAAGGCGCTCGATGAAGGAATCCAAGCCCTAAAAGAAAAGACCTCTCGCAAGCCGGGAAAGCATGAGAAGATGTCTTAGTTAGGGCAAAGGGCACCGCTTCGGCGGTGCCCGAACGCCAAAGCTATTCTAACTTAGGAGGGACGCGATGAAAACAGGAATCATGGTTTTCATCATCTCGTTTATATCTTTCAGGATGTGGCGCAAAGCCAGGGAAAAGCGGGGGAAGTAAAATGGCAACGGAAGCGCAACGGCGCGCAACTTCTGCTTATCGCAAGAAATCGGTAAAGCAGCTAACCATTCGGTTTTACCCAAACGATGATGACGAGAGCATGTATACATGGCTCAAAGAGCAGGACAACACAACTGAGTACATCAAGAGCTTAATTCGAGAGGACATGAACAATGAACGCGAGCTGCCGTAAAATAACACCAGGTTAACGATTCGATGCAATGCCGCATAAACGCAGAAATGCCCGCACCCCTTAACAGGGCGCGGGCATTTTAGGTTAAAGAAGCTCGTTTACTCGTTTCTGAACGGCATCATAGTTAACGCCAAGCTTGGCCTTGCGTTCTTCGCCGTCTCCGTACTCGCCGCGAATGACCGCGCGGGCTAGCGCGTCGATGTCAACGGCGTTTGCCTTTCCGTTAACGACCGTCTGCACCTCGTCGTAGCGATTGCCAAGGATTGCGCGGCGCGTCTCGCCGTTGCCGAAAAGGCCGTTGAGCACATCGGATGCCAGATCGTCGGCGCTTGCGGTAGCGGCGCGGTTGATAAGGTTCTGCACCTCGTCGAATCGTCCGCCAAGCTTTGCCTTGCGCTCTTCGCCGTTGCCGTACTTACCGCGCATCACGTCTGCCGCGATGTCTGCGGCGATGCCGCTTGGCGCGTCGGTTGTCGCGGGCTGCGTGTTACACGTGCCGGGCTTGGCGTATCGCGCCCAAACATCGGCATCCATGTAGGCTATATCGAGGTCGAGATTGCCGCCGTAGCCGTCCAAGCGTCCGTGTGACGTGTACTGATGCATGACGATTGTTTTCCATGCGCCGAAGTCGCCGCCTGGAAGCCATGGCGAATCCTGATAGCCCGTCTGCTCGTCGTTGGCGTACTGCGCGACCCAAAGGGCGTGGTTTTGCGCGATAGCGCCCCAGTCTTCGTCATCGTGCGGGCTTTGAACGACGTTTCGATATGTGTAGAACAGGCATCGAACGCCGGTCAGCTCGTAGATGCGATCAAGGAACCTTTTAGCGCCGTCGGAGCCGATGCGCCCGCCGTCTTCGTAGTCCAGAATGGGGATTCCCTCGCCGAAATAGTTTTTGCAGTTAGCATAGAAATAATCGGCTTGCTCCACTGGGTCGCAATCCCACATGAAGTGATAGAAGCCCCATGGCTTGCCTGCTTGCTTGGCCTTTTGGATGTTGATATCGCAGTAACCGTTTACGTAACTAGTCCCCTGCGTGGCCTTGCAGATTACGAAATCGTAATCAACGGCGTTGATGTCTATATCTTTTTGCCAGTCTGATATGTCGAATCCTCGCATGCTCATATGCATCATCCCCTCACCGCGTCGAATTGCATGAATTCGACGCTTAGAAGCTCATCTTTTGTCCATGTTTTGATTGAATTAGCGCTGTCATCGGGGTCGCGAAGCAAATAGGTGCCGTCGCTGTTAGAACGCCAAATCATCACGACGTGCGAGCCGTAAGAGCGCTCGCCCAGAGCGCCGGAAACGCCCGCGAACACAACCCAGCCGTCATCGACCGCGTTAAGCGCTTCTGCCGTCCCCCAAAACGTATCGCGGGCTTGCAGGTGGTAGGTTTTCGCCAGGTAATCGGAAAACTTCGCCATGTCGTTAACGCGGTCGGTAAGGCAGCTTTCGCCGACGAATGCCGCCAGAAGGTCGGGCGTTATCTCTTTGCTGGTTAGGTAGCTCAAGGCCATTGCCGCAGACGTAAGGCCGCAACCGTATGTGCCTATAGTCTCGTCAGAGTAGGTAACGTTTGCCCATTGAGGGTCTTTCTGCAGAAAGAGCGGCATATAGCCGCTCTTAGCGCTGGTTTTCGCGTTGTCGTATACGGGAAAAGCGGCTATATAACCGTCGCTATAGCCCTGCTTATACGTCTGAGCCGTCGCGTTAACGTCATCGTTGACATGCGAAACCGTCAGACCGAACCAAATGCACATGCCGACGGCGAAGCCAAGCAGGGCGGCAACGGCAAGCCTGAGACTAGCCGCGCTTTGCGGCTTCATCTGCAATCGCCTTCGTAATCTCGTCGGTGTCTGCGTGCTCGAAAATCTTCATGATCGGTGCATCGGCAAGTTCTGGGTAAGCGCGCTTGATGTTTTCAAGGATGGAAGCGAACTCCATTCCGATAATCGCGATGCACACGACGTAAACGGTCACCCCGCCGAAATCAAGACCCGCGATGTGCGAGCTTAGAATCTCGATGCATATAGCGAGCAGGATAATAAGGGAAAGCGTGGCCTTGTGCCCCAAGCCCTGCCGCATCGTCGAAGACTTGAAGTTATGGTTGATAAGCGCCTGGGCGATGCCGGTAACCATATCGAACAGCATCATAAGGAATGCGCCGCCAATCGCCCAGATTTGCGGCTCAGTGAACGTGTAGATAGCTTCCATTAGTCCTCCTTCGTGTCTGCATCAAGCAGCTTCTTAACCTCGTCGCGCCAGCGTTCCGGCACGCTATCAAGCGTTCTCTTGCCAGCCTTCACGGCCTTGTAGTAGATCTTCGCCATTACTGCTCACCGCCTACCAAATCGCCGATTTCGAGCAGCGCCGCGTTGGTGTCCTCAAGCGCCGCGCGAGTGTCCTTGAGTTGTGCAATGAGCTTGTCGATTTGCTCAAGCTCGGTAAGCTCGTCATCCTCGTGAGCTTCCCAAAGCTCGTCGAATGCCGCCGTAACCTCTTCGACGCTAGGCACGCCGACTGCCATGAAGTGCAGCTCGTCGGCTCGGTAGAACTCGATAGCCTTTTCGGCATCCGCTCCGTTGTCGGCAACGTCCTTCTCGATGTTTCGGCGAAGCCAAACATCGGCGGTCGCGCCGCCTGGCCGTGCTTCTACCATCACCGCATCAAGCGGCGTTGTGCTGCATGTCGTTACGCTCATGGTTGCCCCTTTCTGCCGCGCTTATATGTGCGCGGGCTTGCCTGAATACCTTGTTGAAACCGTTGTCGCGCCATACGTCGGCGCAATCTGCGTGCCTAAACCAGCCACCGTAGCTTGTTGCCCTACGCGCCCGCTTTAGCGTCGGTGAGCGCCTATACCTGCGAAGCGCACGGCAGGCACGCAGGAAGAGAGAGCCGCGAAGCGTGGTGCGGTTCCTGCGTACCGTGTAGCCCACGACATCGACCGGCTCTTCGTCGCTGATGCGGCTTATCTTCCACGGCTTGACGTGCAGGCCGAAGCCCTTGAGCAGGAACCGTTGCAGCTTGCGGGCTGCGCTACGAAGATCGCGCTTGTCGCGCCCGAACAAATAGATGTCATCGGCGTACCAAAGCTGATGCGTCACAAGCGGAACGTTGGCGTTCCGCCGAACCTTGCGCATGTTCTCGACTTCGTGATAACCGAACGAAAGAACAAGCTGCGCCATGCGCAGGCTGAAATAGCTCCCGATTTCCAGCCCGCCGCCGTAGGTAGCGAGCAGCGATTCGGCGATATAGAGCACGTCGGGGCTTCGCACGTAGCGGCGAAGCAACATCATCACCACGTCTGCCTTTATGGACGGATAGCACTTGCGAACGTCCATATGCACGTAGTAGCCGCCTTCCTGCGACCACCTGCGCACGGCGTGCGCGGCCATGAGCTGCCCTTTGCCGGGGACGCTCGAAACCTGCCAGAACCCTACCTTCGCATCGAGCAGGCGCGACATGGCCGCGACGGCCACGTAGTCGCATACCTGCTGCTTGACGCTCTCAACGCCGATGATGCGCAGCTTGCCGTTGGTCGGCTCGCGGTGCCGGTATCGCTTTATCGGTCGGAACGCGAGCGAGCGGGTTTCGACCTCGCGCACGATCTCAGCGATTAGCGCCGAAGCGCTGCCGTGCTCTTGCGGCACGCGCCAGGCGTTCTTTTTGCCCGCCTTGGAATCAAGCCAGGATTCGTAGGCGGAAATGACAAGGGCTTCGTCCACGCTAAGCCCTTTGCAATAGCTCTTCAATTTTTTGACCTTATAACTCTCTGGATGTCGTGCGAGCGGTCGCGTTCCCGTTACTAGCCCGCTGGTCTTAAGACTGATTTCACTTCGTTAAGCCAGGCTGCCCCCGCTCGCCACCAGCGGCGGCGGGTAGTCGCGGCGGAAATAGATATAGATAGCTGGTTGTTTGAGATAATCACCCAGGTAGGCGCGAGCCGATGTTCCACCTGGCGTTGCCGGTGCCGTTGTTGCCGTTGACGTACCAAAGGCCAGCATTGCCCCAGTTCCCCAAGTAGCCGAGGGATAGCCACTCTCTCAGGCCGGTAACGGTGTCGGCAAGCTTATAGTTGCCGTCGCAGATGCCCACCGACGTTGAAGCGCCGGTGCCCTGCTGCATCATAAGGCCGTTGACGGTCTTGCAATAAAGGCCGTAGTTCCAGCATTCGGTTGCGGGGCCGGGGAAAGCGCCGCAGGAAAGAGCGCCAGACGCAAGAGCACCGCTCTTCTCGTTCTTGGTGTCTGGGTTGACCCAAACGACCGTGCCGCTGCCCGTGTACTGGATAAGCACGTTTTGCAGCACCTCGTACATGCCCAATCCAAGCTCGATGCCCTGCACAACGAACGGCTCGCGGCTGTTGGTGCAGCTCGTCGGCGAACCGTCGCCCTCCACCATGTCGCAAGCGCCGGTGTTCCACGGCGCGGTGCTGAGGTAATAGGTGGTCTCGACGTTGAACGGCTTGGCCACGTCGAAATAAAGCGCCGTGTTGGAATCGTCAACGGCCACCTTCTTGAGCACCTTAGCGCCGTTGAAGATGTCATAGTTGTAGTTGGTGCCACGGTCGGTGCTGGTGCCGGTGTGCGTGCCGAACATCATTGCCGATCCTACCGGAATGGCATCAGCTGTTGCCTTTTTCACGACAACTCGCGTGGTGTTCGTCTCCGCAAGCGTCGGGTTGACCTGCTCGGTGTGGCCGGTGCAGCCTGCAAAGACGCTCTGGCTGTTCTTGGTCGCGTACTTGAGCAAAAACATCGCCTTTACGTACCAATCATCGGCAGCGACCTTGAGCGCATCGCCGGTCGTGGCCGTCTTCATAAGGCCGATGCCCGAATCGTGGCTTACGCTCATGGTCTTCACCGGTGCGCCGCTCACGCTGCGCGGCTTGCCGTCGGCATCGACCGAAAGCGCGTACTTTGCGTAAAGCATATATGGGCGCTTAGCGCCGTTCGGCAGGTACGCGGCGGGCTGCGCCTTCATGCCCTGGTTCTGCGTGTCCGAAACGGTGAGGTTGACGGCATCGTCAGTCTCGGTTTCGAGCGTATAGAGAACGGGTGTCATGATCCACGTATCGTCCTTGCGCGAAAAACGCCCGTCACCGTCGATTGCAGTTACGTAGGGCGTGCCGTCTGCGTCAACGCCGCCGTTCACCTCGAAGAAGGTAAAAGCGCCGTGATTGACGTAGGGGTCGATTGCCGCGCGACCGATTACGCCGGGCTTAGGGTTCGCGATGCCCGCGTTTGCGCCCGTCTTGGTGCAGGCCGTGGCGCTTCCCTTCGGGATGCTCACGCCGTAGTTCTTGCCGTCGCGCATCTTCGCGAGCCATGCGGCAAGCGAAGCGTTGGTGTAACGGCCTGTTTCGGAATCGAAGATAGGCACCGTTGACGCGCCCATGCTCTCAAGCGCGACGGCCACGCGCTCAAGCGTCTCATGGTCTGCGATGTGGGTTTTAGCCATGCTTAATCCTCCGTATCGACTAGAGAGACGTAATCCGTATCGCCTACGGTGTCGTAGGCCAGATAGATGCGCTTGTCGGGGCTGATGGAGCCGCGCGCCTCCTCAGCCGCCTTGAGGGCTTCCGTTTTCGCATCGTTAGCGCCTTGCGCTGCGGTGTCTGCATTTTCAGCCGACGTGTTGGCCTTGCCTGCGGCGGTGTCTGCATTTTCAGCCGCTGTGCTGGCATCGCCTGCGGCGGCGTTTGCTTTGCCGGTTGCAGCGCTGGCATCGCGTGCGGCGGTGTTGGCATTGTCGGTTGCCGTATCCGCTTTCGCTGCCGCCGTGTTCGCTTTTGAAGCAGCGCCGTTTGCTGCCGCAACAGCTGCTTCGCTGCTCTCTACCGCCGTTTCACCTCGCTTGATAAGGTCATCAATCGCGTTGTCCCACGACTGAGCGGGCTGCCGACCCTCTTTGGCGCTGCGCAGGATGTCCAGGGCGAAGCGCTCCGTTTGCGCCAGGAAATCGCCTTTGACGATTTCGAAATACGCTTCGTCGGTGTATCCCGGCACGCTTGCGAGCTTCGATTCGTCGCAAACGTAGGTGATCGCGTTCCCGCTTACCGCCGCGCTGCCACGGTAATAGTGGATGCGGTCGGGAAGTCGGGCAACCAAAAAGGCGCTGTACCCAGACAAGGCGAGCTCGCCGCCGTTGTCGTAGATAAGCGCCTTGATGGTCGTTCCGCCGCCCTCGCCCTGGGCGATGCGAATGCAGTTGTTGCCGCATCCGCGCTTGTTGACGTCAAGCTCGATTGTCTGCACGTTCATCAGGCATCGCCTCCGTCAACAAGCATCCATTCGCACGCCAGAATCTCCGTGCCGCTCATTTTCCCTATGGCTTCCTCATACGGAATCTTGAACAGCAACGGACGGTGCTTGATGTTCGAGTAGAGCGCCAAATCATCCGCGAAGCGCTTGTATGCATCAGAGCCGATTTGCAGTTGCGTTCTGCCGGTCGGCGTGCCGTTGTCGGCGAACTCAGGCTCGCCGTATTTCTCGATAAGCTCGTCACGGCGTTTCAGATACTCCATGGCTTCGGCTTGAAGCACGCGCGTATTTCGTGCCGCTGCATAGCCCACGATGTCGCGGCGCTCAAGCAACGGCTCGAGAGATAGAAGCATCTGATGCATCTGCTCGTTCGTGTATTCGGAAGGCAGAATGTCGTTTACGTCGATGCTTTGCTCGCTCTCTTTTACCGACGCGCCAAGCGCAGAAGCAAGCGCTTTTACTCCGTTATCCATTGATAGTTACCTCCTTGATAACCGGCTGCGGCTTTGATTCGTCGATAGCCGCAATCTCAACGGCAATGTCTGCAACCTGTTTTTCTATAGTCTTGTAAATCTTGTATCCGTTGCTCGCGTAGTAATCGAGCATTTCAGGCTGGACGTAGAACGTGATTCCGTCCTTCTCGACGCGGTAAGTTACCACTGATATACCCCCTTAAAGAGATGTGACCATAAGCCCATGGTCAAACGTCAGCGTGTAATTCGTCCAGTTCATAGATAGGTTTTTGCAAATTCCGCTTACGTTATAAGTTCCCGTGAGTTGCAGGTTCGTCCAGCTGCTTCTTAGGTTGCCAACAAGCGTGATGCTCCCGGTCTTACCTGTCGTGCATGTAACGTCATCAGTGAACGGCTTGTATCCGCAAACACCGATCCAGTCATCGGTCATAAGGCAGATGCAGCCTTTTCCGGCAAGGCGGGTTCCCTTCACCTTTGTTGCGGTGTTGGTGTTGTTGAATCCAACATAGCCCGTAATGTCCTCTGCGCTGCCGCCGTATAGATAGCCGTCGGATAGAGCCGTATAGCAAGAGCCGCTGCCGACGCTGAAACCGTCTCTGCCGATGTAAAGGCCATACGTGTTCGAGTTAAGCGTTAGCTTGCCGCTGTAAATCTTCGTATCGCCGATGGCAAGCCCGCCTATGCTCCCGTACTTGGTCTGAAAATAACCGCTTGTAAGCGACCAGTAATTTTTGTTCTGACCGTCGCTGATGATGCCGCTTTTTAGATAAGTTGCATTGATGTACAACTGCCCGTTGGTCATGTAGATGCCCTTCGTGGCACCGTTGCTCGTAAGGCGGTTGAACACCTCTGTTTGGGTCAAAAGCTCGTCGGTTGCCTGCGCAGCGTTGTACTGCTCCACGAGCGAATGGCATTCCTGCGAAACCTTTAGATAGGCGTTCACTTTCGTGGAAAACGCCGAATAGACCGCTTTGTACGTCTCAACGGCTCCACTTAGCGCTTCGGCGGTCGTGCATGCAGCTATCGCGTCGATTGCTGCCTTTAGCTGGCCGTATGCGCAGCTTGCCGTGATCGTCGCTTCGTCGGTCGAACCGTAGGCATTCGAGAACGCATTCGTCAATCGATTGTATGGCCTTGCCGATATAGGCGTGTTCTCCGTCCCGTCTAGCGCTGAGCTGCTTTTCTTAAGGGTCGTTAAATCTTGGATAGCCCAGGCGCGGTCTTGCGCTATCGCCTGCATCACCTTCGCGACGGCGGCTTTCTCCGCTTCGGTAACGATGCCGTCTTTGGCGATGTCATCAACCGTCTTGTCAAGTCCGCTTATGGTTTCGTCGATTTCCTTATTTCTTGCCTGGAAATCTTTTCCTAGGTTCTCGATGTCTTTTGTGTTCCGCACTATTCCGCCGTGCAGGTCTTCAACCACGCCATCGACAGTCCAGCCGCCATCGCCGTATTTGGCATTTGGCGATAGCTGGAATTCGCCCGTTTCCAAGTCCCAATAGTTCGCGCCCACCTCGTCGGTGAGCAAGCCCGCGCGGATGCGGTCTGCCCGCATGGTTCCAGCGTTGATGCAATCGGCGCTCACCTGAGCGCCGGTGATGAACGTGCGCCAATTCCACTGGCCGTCGCTGGTCAGGTCTGCGGCAAGGCGGATGCCCATGCCGTTTATGTTGACCGCCCACATGCCCGACGTTGCCTTTAGCGGCACGCCCGTTTCTTGGTCGATTGGGACGTTCGACCAAACGGTGCCAAGCTCGAACGTCTCGACCTTGTAGGTGCCGACGGCGTTAAACGCTTTGTTGAGCGCCGCCATGAGCTGGTTGAGCCACGAGACGGACGTTCCAGCCGCAGCATCGTAGTTGGCTCGCTGGTCGCTGCCTTTCTTTAGCTGCTGAGCCATAGCCTGGAAGATGTCGGCCAGGTCGTCGGTGAGGTTGCCGAACGTCACCGTGGCACCTCCGGTAACCAGGTCGCGGGAAAGCTTTGAAACGCGCCCCTTGAGCCTGATTCCGGCATCGGAAAAGCCCTTGTCGATGATAGCCACGCAATCGCCGACGGCCACGCCCTCCCAATTCCGCCCGAAGGCGAAAAGGTCAAGCACGCTCGCTTCGTACGACACCGTGGGCGTCTTTACCGTTTCGAGGTAATCGCGCGTCTCGGCCAACAGCTGCGCCGCATCCTCGCACTGCTCGTTCATGTAAACGTCAACGGCGGGCGCGATGCCGCCGCTGCCGTCGGGATGCCCCCAAACCTCGGTTGCGGATGCGTCCTCGACGTAATCCTTTCCGCCGTTGATGTCACTGAACGTCAAGCGACGGCCATAGCCGCCGGTATCCGTCTCAACGCCTTTTCCGTAGCCGTACACCCTCGTTTTCGGGTTTGCGCTTCCTGTCTTGCGCTTGATGCTGATCAAGTCTTTAGTCCACGTGAAGCGCTTGGGGCTTTGCTGATTGCCGCGCGTCGCTACCACTCGCACGTAACGGTGCGTGACCTGCACGCCGTCCGTCTCGATGACGGTTTCCAGCTCGCCGCCCCACGTTTCCAGCAGGTCGCTCAAGCCTTCGCGAACGCTGATGTGGTAGAAGGTATGCGAAGCGCTGCCGGGCTGGTCGCAGTTGCCGATCTCCCAGCGGGTGCCAGCAAGGATTGACGCAAGCGCCACGGCAACGCTGCCGGAAGGGCGCTTGTCTTCAATGTAATCGTCCCACGTCTCGTTGATGGAATTGATGCACGTGACGCTGGTATACGGTTTGCCGGAATCATCGTGAAGACGCTCGATTTCATCCACGATGTGCTCATGCACAACGCCTTGGCGATCAACCCAAACAAGGCGCTCGCCCTTGGTCAAATCCTCGTCGCACGTGATCTTAAGCTCGTCTGTTCCGTCGGTCGCTTCCTCGTGGGTCGCGGTGGTGTAGGTGAGCCGCCCAAGGTTCACGCCCCAGCGCGTGAAACGGGTGAAGTTGACCTTGTTGATTAAAGCCATCTTTCCTCCCATTCCAAAAGCGCGGTGCCGCTAGAAATCTTGATGTGCGCGCGGTCTTTTACCGTGAAAAAGTCGCTCATGATGTTGAGTTGAGCCACAGAGCCGTTAACCGTGACGTGCTCTTTGTCGAAGTCCATTCGGATGACGCTCGAAGCCGTCAACGGCTGCACAACCTCCACGAACTCGGCAGTGTCGGTGTTGGTGATGCGCCAAGAGCTGCAAGCTCCAGGCTTCGCCGTCACGGTGATGGCAGCAGGCAGCGTGCCGCCGACGGCGAACGATGCTGCGCCGCTCACGTCCATGCGTCGATGCTGCCCGTAATAGTCGGGGTCGCAGATATGAAACGTCACCGTGGTAGTAGGGCAATCGTCGGTAATCTCGTCCAAATCGGTAGAGCCGTTGACGATTGCCATAAGGTAGCGCGTCGGGTCATCGGGCAGGTAAAGCGGCGCTGGCTCGTCAGACCAGGGCAGCTCCGCCAGCTCATGCCGCGCCTTGGCGACCTCGCGCCGATGCTCGGTGCGAAGCCACATGTCAACCCGCAAATCGTAACCGGCGCGGCGAACGTTTTTGAAGTATTCGCCATGCCGTCCGGGCGCGTCCTCGAAGCTCGCCGAAACGCTCGCCATGATGGGGCGGCGCACCTTGCAATAGACGAGCTTCGACAAGTCGTGCCCGTTGAATATGATGCTGTCGCTTTGGTTTCGCTTGCGCTTAAGCTCCAACGGGCACCCCCTTTTGCTTGAGTTTCGACGCGATGCCCGCGCCGATCTGCTGGCCGGTCGTGTACGCGTCCATGTTGTTCGCGACGGTGGCGTTGACGGTCACGTTGACCTGAGCGCCGCCGCCGAAGCCGCCGCGCAGGCGGTCTAGCACGCGGGCGATGCCGGCTTCGACGCTCTCTTTGACGCTGGAACGCAGCTTTGCATCTGGCGCTACATGCTCGCCGCCAGCTTCGCCAACGCCGATGATTGACGGTTCATCGAAGTAGCCGCCCTTGGCGAACCAATCGACGCTGATTGACGGCAGCTTCACAACGCCGCCGATGTCGCGCCAGCTTACGTTGAAATGCGGCATGTTGATGTGCGGCAAGCTGATTCGGATTCCGCTGAAAGCGTTTTGAATCTTTCCGGGGATGCCGCTGATGAAGCTCCACGCTTCGTTGATGGGCGAAGTTATGTTGCTCTTGATGTTTGAGAAAACGCCCGCGACGGTGCTTCCAAGCCCGGGAAAGCCCAGCTTCTCGCCGATGGAGTTACCGGCGTTTATGGCGTTGTCCTTGGCGTTGTCCATCTTCGTTTGGATGTTGCTCTGGATGACCTGGAAAGCGCTTGCCGCCTGGGATTTCGCCGCGTCCCAATCGCCGTTCATGGCGGCTTTCAGGGCGTTTGAAGCGGCGGAACCGGCAACCTCTCCGGTCATCATGTCCGTCTGAATCGAATCCTTGATAGCGCCGAATTTTTCGGACGCTGCGGATTTCAGGTTTTCCCAAGCGTCGGACGCGTTGGATTTCAAGCCTTCCCAAGCGTCGGAAGCACCTTGCTTGATTCCTTCGAATTTTTCGCCAAGGCTGTTTTTGACCTCTTCGGCTTTTCCAGTTATCCCGTCCCAAACACCAGACCAAAATTCCGGCACGCCCGCGAAGAAATCCTGCACGCCTTGCCATTTCTCGGAAATCCAGCCCGTGAAATCAGACCAAAGCTGCTTTCCCGTCTCGGTCTGCGTGAAGAACCACGTAAGGCCAGCGACCGCAGCCGCGACCGCAGCAACGCCAAGCAAGATGGGATTCGCGGCAATCAACCCGGTGAACGATGTCCAGCCGGTCGAGAGCTTGCCGCCAAGGGTCGATGCCAAGCCGCCCGCCTTCTCGGCGATTCCGCCGAATCCGGTAGCTGCCGTGCCGATAGCGCCGCCGCCCTCGCCGAACTTGCCCGCAAGGGAAGCGAAGCCGCCCGCAACGTCCTTGAACGTCTGGCCGATCTCAACGCCCTTTTGGAGCGTCTTTCCGATGCCGGTTGTAAGACCGCCGAACGCGACAGTCCCCAAAACGACGTTGGTAGCCATCTCCTGTTGCTCAGGCGTTAAGGACTTATACCAGTTCGAAACGCCTTCAAGCGCGGGCGTTACCTTCTCAAGAAGCGTGGTGCCAAGCTCAAGCGCCTTTTCCTTGAACGGCATCGCCGCTTCTCCGGCTTCGGCCATCTTCTGGTTAAGCTCGGCTTGCGCTTCGCGCGCGTCGAGCATCGTTTTATTGGTTTCCTGGTACGTCTCGCCGATGTTGCCGTAAAGGCCATCGAGCGTCTGCGTGATAAGCGAAGAGCGCTCTTGCTCGTCACCGCAGGCGGCAAGCGCCGCGTTGAAAGCGTCCTCTTTGGTAGCGCCCTGGTCTATCTGGTCGTTGAAAGCCTGCTGCGCCGCCTGGTTGCCCGAAAGCGCGGAGCTCCACTGCTCGTTGCTGGCCGTAGCCCAGTTGAGAGCATCGGCAAGGCCGCCGGTGACGGTGCCGGTGTGCGCCGTCTCCTGAGACGCTTCAACGAGGTTTTCGAGCGGCAGCGCATCACCGAACTTGGAAAACGAGCCTGCGGCGATGTTGTTCCACTTGTCCAACTCCTGCTGGTTGGTGGTCAGGCGCGACAGGTTCTGCGCCGCTTCGGTCGCGGTGTCCTCTTCGCCGAGCAGCTTGTAAAACAGCGTGTAAGAGCTTCGCGCCTGCTCGGATGTGCCGCCAGCGTCCTTCCAAGCAGCGTCCAACTGGTGCGTCTGCTCGATTTGCTCTTCCTGGCTGCTGGCAAGCCCGACAAGCGCGGTAGCCGCTCCGGTGACGGTGCCGGTTATCGTCTTTCCGGCAGTCTCAAGACCCTTGCCCGCCTTTTCCAGCTTGTCGCTGTTGTCCTGGATGGTCTGGCCGAACTGGTAAAGGTTGCCCTTGGATGCCTGGGCTTCGCGACCGACGCTTTTAAGATCGTCGGAATAGCTCTCAAGCTGGTTTTCGCAAATGGCGATTTGAGCCTTAAGGCTCGAATACTGCGCTTCCTCGCGCTCGGTGAGCGTCGCGCCGCTGCGCTTCTTCTCGTCGAGCGTCGCAAGCGCGGCTTTGTACGCATCGAGCTTGGTTTTCGTCTCGCCGTAGGCGCGGTTGAGAAGCTTTTCCTTTTCCACGAGCAAATCGGTGTTGCCTGGGTCGAATTTCAAGGCGCGGTTGATGTCCTTCAACGCGCCCTGGGTGTCCTTCGCCGTGCTCTGCACGCTCTTCAACGCGCCCTGCAACTCGGTGGTATCGCCGCCGAACTTGATCGTCAGACCTTTGTACGTGACAGCCACGGTTTCACCTCTTTTCGATTGTCAATAAAAGAAATGAGCGCATAGAACAGCGCACCCATGCGGTGCGCTGGCGCTTTACGCTCACAGACCAGCCCAGAAGGCCGCTTCGCCTTGCCGCGCCTGCTCGTCATCCTCGGCATACGCCACGGCATCGTTGACGAAGCTGTATACCTCGATAAGGTTTTGCACCTGCGCATATGACAGTGTGTGCAAGTCTTGGATGCTCAAGCCAGCCTGCTGGCAAGAGTAGATATAGAGCGCGTCGCAGCTACTTTCCAGTTCCGGCGGAAGCGGCGGCATCGGATGCTTCGGCGGTCGCGGCTTCCACGTCCGCTTTTGCGTTCGGAAAGTAGTTGTCCTTGATGATCTGCATCACGTCGGATGCCCAACCGCCTTCGCGCTCAAGGTCGAATTCCGATTGGGGGAAGCTGCACACCCAATCGTCGAAAGACTTTCCAAGGTCGGTCTTGTCCTTCGCCGTGGCGTTGTACGTCTTAGCGCAGGCATAGAAGATTTCGAGCAGCGGCACGATTGGCGGCATGTTCGACGTTGCCGAAACCTCAAGCACCATGGAAACGGCTTCGTTGATGTCCTTCGGTCGGCGGCTCCCGTCCTTTCGCTCAACGTAAAACTCGCGCGAGTATGCGATAGGGGTGAAGGCGTTGCAAGCGACGGGGTACTTAACTCCGCCAACCTCGATGATTCCGCCGTCCATTACGCGGCCTCGGTATTAGGATTGACGGCGGTATCGACCTGCTCGAAGAACTTGTCGTAATCCGCGAGGTCGCTATACGTGTCGATGTAGCAGCCGCGCCAGCCGGTCGGCAGCGTGACGGGGCGGAACGTAAGCTCGTAATCAAGCTGCGTGATGTCGGGCTTGTCCTCAATCGTCTTCGCATCGACGGACGCGGGCTTGCTCGTGCACTTGTAGATGCAGCGGCGCTTTCCGACGGCGTGGCCGGGCTGCTCGCACATGAACGCGAACGGCTTAGGGGTTTTGCCGGACGTTGCGAGCACGCGGCCTTTCGCGTCGATGTCGAATCCGTTGATGTCGGCCAGAAGCTCGCGCAGCTCCGGCGTGCTCTCGATGTCGTAGAGCGACCACGTGATAGAGCCGCCGTTGTCCTGGTACTTGTCCAACCACGTCTCATTATCACCGTAGCTCGTTGCCTGCTCGATGGACGGCTCGATCTTGATTTCGACCGTGCCGGGGATATGGATAGGCTTCTCGTACTCGAACGTATCCTCGTCGGTGAAGCGCGCGACGTGCGCGTTCTTAACGCCGAAGAAACCATTTCGTGCCATGTCTGATCCTTTCGTTTATTCGGTAACGTCAACCTCGTAAGCCGTTTCGATAAGCTCGTCGTTGTCGAGCGGCGTTACCGTCTTGCTGTAGTTGAACTCTGCGGCATCAAGCGCCGCTTCGAATCGCTTCTCAAGCGCATAATCGCGCTCGCGCACGTAAAGCGCCACATCGTAAGGCATCCAGCGACACCAGCCCACGTTGTCGGCGCTCACGCCCTCGCCGTAACCGGCTTCGATGTCGATATACGGCGGCGCTGGAAACCCGCCGTCGCGGAAACCGCCGTTAGCCCACGGCAGGCCGAACGCGTCAAGCAGCTTCGCCAGGTCTTTAAGGCTGTTCATTGCGCCCCCTTCGAAAACTCGGCGGCAACCTCCTTGTAAACTCCTTCGATGACGTGATCGCCCTCGACTTTGCCGGGATAGCTGCCGTGCTGGTTTTTGATAGCGTGGCCGTTTTCGAGCAGGTGCGCAAGCTGGTATTGCTTGTTGTGTACAACACAGGTCGTGCCCGTCGCTTCGGTCTTCACGTCAGCAGACCAGCCCTTTGCGTAGCTTCCGCCGTGGCGCTTCTTCTTTCTGCTGCGCTCCTTGAGCAGGCGAACGGCCTTGTTGCCAGCGGCCTTGACGTTGCCTTGCAAGACCTCTTCGTTGTCCTCGATTACCTCTTCGATGCTGTTCACGATGATCGATTCCAGCTGGTCAATCTTTATCCCGCTCACCGGTTGCCTACTTTCTCGACGAGGGTTAGGCGCATGTCATCGGCTCCCGACATAACCGCCGAATCAACGGCGTAGCGGATGCCCCCGAACTCGCAGAGCCTTTCGCCGCTGTATGCGCACGAGCGTACCGTGATGACCGCCTGCGGCTTAACTCCGGCCTGTGCGGCTGCGTAATACGCCGTCTGGCTGATGCCGTAGACGTTGCACGGAACGCGGCGGCAACGCTCCTTCTTGCGCGAAACGCCCAATTCGTCGCGCTCGGAAACGGTAGCGATCAGCGTGCAAACGCCAGCCCACCCGCTCATGCCGCATCACCGCCGTTGTTATAAGAGGAATCGCCGCTCATGCTCGTGAGCATGGCATCGAACGACCTCATGAAGCGCTCTGCATCGGGGTTGTCCATGCCGAAGTTCGCCTTGACGTAAACCTTGATTGCCAACCGAACGCGACCGTCTTCATCGTCGTTCGCCTTGGCTTCGGAAACGCCGCCCGCCACCAGCTCGGCGCGGGCGGCTTCGATTACGTCCGAAATCTCTTCGTCATAGTCGTTGACGAAAGCCGGGATGCGAAGCGCGGCGCGGCACGCATCCAGCAGCTTACCTTTAGCTTTTACGGCCATGCCGCGCCACCTCCTTAAGCCTGCTTGATGGTGAGCTGCGCGAACGCCTCGGGCACGGCAAGAACGCCGTCGAACAGAACGTAGCCGTCGAAGCAGCGCTTCTGGGTGCGCTGCTGGATGTAAGGCGTAACGTCCGGGCCGTCAAACATGTTGCCCTTGAACAGGTCGGGGAAGCCCGCCTTGATCACGTTGTCGGCGATGGAATCATCCTGCTTGACGACCTTTCCGAAGATGCGACCCTGAACGGTCGGGTCATCGGTAGCTTCGTTGACGAAATACGAACGCCCGGTTGCGTCCTCGATCATGGCAATCTGGTTCCAAATGGTGTCGTTGTTGGCGTAGATGATGATTCCCTTAGCGGCAGCGTTGCCGTAAGAGCGAAGCATGCTGAGCATCTTCACCATGTCGGCCTTTGCGAGTGTGAGCGCCTTCGCAGTCTGAATCTTGTTAGTGGATGCGATACCGTAGGTAGTATCTGCCAGCTTCTCGTGAACGAAAGCATTGCACGCAACGGACAGACGCGCGGAAACCTCGCTAATGATGTACTGCTCGAAACCGGAAAGCGACTGCGTGGCCATCTTTCGGGACATCTCGACGGTCTTCTTAATCTCGGTGCCGACAAGGGGAACGGTATCAAAATCGTTCTGCTCGATGTCGGCAGGCGCTGCGCCCTCTTCGGTCTTCGCCGCATCACCCTTAATGATGGACTTGTGGCGCGGGAACTCGACCTGGCCGGACATGTTCGTTCGGCTGATGTCACCGAAGAGAACAGCCGTGTTGTCGATAAGAGAGATGATTTCGTTCTGCACGGTCACGGGAACGAGAGAGCCCGTGTTCGCCGTGGTCATGGTGAACTCCGCTCGCTGCTCGATTGCGTGGCGCTGAGCGGCACGCTCGGCATCGGTAAGCGCCGTGCCGCCGACAAGCTGGATGCCGGAGCGCTCAGCCAGCCCCTTGACCCAGGCGCGGCGCTCCGCCTGATCGTAATCTGTCACGTCGTAGGCAGCGCCGGAAACGCCAGCGACGTTTGCGGAACGCGCCAGCGGGACGGAATCGATGCGCTGTGCGCGGCCAGCGTCGATTGCGGCGCGGGCGTTCGCGACGGCAGCGGCGCGGGTCTGCGCCGCCTGCTCGCCAGCGGCGCGGCGCTGGTTGATCTCGTCGGTCAGCTCGGCCATGCGGGCTGCGTCCTCTTCCGTCGGCTCGGTGCCGTCGGAACACTGGTCGATAAGGGCTTGCAGCTCGGCGATAAGCTCTTCGAGTGTCATAACTAGTTACCTTTCTTCGCGTTAGTAATTGCCAGGCACGCTTTAGCGCGAAGCAAAGCGGCCTTCCTGCGCGCAAGCTCCTTGCGCGACTGCTCAATCACTCCGTCAAGCAGGTTTCTTGCACTTATTTCAGTGTTGGGGTCAGCTGGAAGGCTCACCGCCGACACGTCATAAATCTTCTTGACCCTGGTAATCGTCGTAGTGTGCGTATCGCGGTCATACTCGGATGCGCCGATGGAAAAAGCCCACGACATGCGGGTAACAAGGCCGTTGTCGATTTCCTCGAAGCGCTTTCGCGCCGAATCGGACTTAGACAGGTCGGCGGCGATGAACAAGCCGTGCTTGTCAGGCTCAACAATCAACGTGCCGTTGCTCATTCGAGCGAGCACGTCCCCGCAGTGGTCGAACTGCATAATCACGTCGCTCATGTCGGTATCCACGAAAGCGTCAGGGCTGATAATCTCGCGATATTCGGTGCCGTCCCACGGGTCTTGCCACAACACGTATGGGTCATTAAACGTCGAAGCGTAGCCCTCGACGTAGTAATCGGATTCGATGCGCTTTTCGCGCTCGCTGTCGGTCGGCAGGCTTCGCAGTACCACCTGCATTGCGCGGTATTGCCGCTCATTCGGTTTGGCTGGCATCGTCGCCCTCCTTTTTCTTGCCGTCTATTGCGGCGATATTCGCGTTTGTCTCGGCAGCAGCCGCCGCCTGCTCGGATGTGTGCTGGCTGATTAAATCAAGGTCGATATACTCTCCACGGATAACGTGGCGCTCGCCGCCTGGATAGCTCGGCGATTGGAAGACCTCGGCAACCTGATTGCCGCACCAGATTCCACGGTCGAAAAGCGCCGTTGAGACGTTGAGCTTGGTTTGATTGCTCGCGAACTCAAGCCGATTGGCTGAAAACATAATCGAGTTGCCGTGCGCAATCTCGTTCGGCGTGAACGTCATCGCCGTGAGCACGTAGCCCAATTGCACGGCGAAGACCTCGGTACGCCCCTCGTAAAAGGCGTTGTAAGTATCCTCGTCGGCCTTGTTCATAACGATGTCTTCATTGCTACCGAAGAAGCGATAGGCCGCTTTCTCGATGCGCTCCATCTGCGCGGCGTCCACGGTGTAGCTTTGCGGGGCGATCTGCTTGACCTCCGCATACTTGTTGTCGTAAACGACGATGCCGCCAGCGTTAGACGCGCCTAACTGCTCGTTGAAGGCTTCTGCGGATTTCCTCGTGTCCTCCGGGTTTCTGTTCTGCGACAGCTTGCCGATGAATCGCACCGCCGCGCCCTGCTCGATAGCCGTTTTCTCGGCTTCCTCCTGAGCATGTATCAAATCAAGCGTGGGATTGAGCACGTTGGTTCCATCGCCGAACAAATCGCTCTTGAACTGGTGCCGCGTCATAACGCCGATGCGCGACCACTCAATCAAGGTCTTATCCCCGCCAGGGAATCGAAGCTCAAGCCACAAAGCGCCGTCAACGTCGTAGGCTTCGCACTGGCTCGGCAGCACGGGATAGTAGCCAACGGACGTGATGCCGTCCCCGCCATCGACCGGGACGATCAAGCACGTGTCGCAAACGTCCAGCATCGTAGATATGCGGTGCAGGAATTGCGGTGTCGTCATCCACGGGTTCGGTTGCCATTGCAAAGAGCGCGTCCATTGCGGTTGCGCGGTGCCTGAAATCTCAGGCCGAAGCTTGGATGCGTGGTCGGCGTTCCTCTCGATGATGGAGCGCGTCAGCTCGGCTTCGTAGATACCGCCAGACCACGACGTAAAGCGCGGCGCGTAGGCCGTGAACGTTTGGAAGTAGCCATCGACGGCCTGCATGATCGGCTTATGAAAAACAGCGTCGAACATAGAGCGCAGAAGCGTTGGTTTTCGCACGTTTTAACCTCCAATCATGCTTTGGTAATCGTCCATCATGTCTTTGAGCACTACGAATGCATCGCATTCAGCCGCCCAAGCGTCGATGCGGTTGCGCGGGTCTTGGTTCTTCTTGTCGGGCGCGATGTTTCCGTTAGCGTCGTTGCGAATCATCACGTTGGAACGGCACCATTCCGCAATGGGGTTCTGGTTGTCCACGATGCGGTTTTCCTTGTAGAGAGCGCGAAGCTCCTTCATAGGCATCGACAAGGTTTGCGCACCCTGGATAACCTTCTTGAAGTTGTCGGCTCCGAAATAACCTTCATACGCTTCGACCGTCGGAACGTCCCGCATGTGCCACGGGTCGTATCCGCAGGCAACCGTATAGATGCCGTGCTTTTCCTGAATCTCAGTGACCCAATCCAGCACGTCGCGCTTGTCGATGATCGGCGTTGCCGACGTTCTGAGCAGACCACGGGCAATCCAGGCATCGTAAGGCACGCCGTCGCGCCCGCCGCGCCGCCCCTCGGCTTCCGCCTGCTCCAAAGCGCGAAGCGGAATCCATGCCATGTGCATTGCGTATATGTTCTCGTCGTTCGGGCGCATCATCAGCAGGCACGCAGCCGTTAGGTCGGTCGTGTCAGAAGCATCAACGCCCAGGATTGCATAAGAAAAAGACCCGTCTGACGGGTCGAACGTGGCTTCGTTGTGAATCTCAGACCATTTGAGCCAAGCTTGGCTCTGATTCTCGATTAGGTTGAAGTCTTTTACTAACAGCGTCGGTAAAAACGTCGGGTCATCGAGCGCCTTTGAGACGTTTTCCCTAAGCGATTTCAAGGACTTGATTAATCCAAGACCCGGATTCGCTTTAATCCAACACTTTTCGTCTTTCCATTCCTCGCGCTCGTCAAGCTCGAAAATGAAAGCGATGAAATGCTCGGCTTTTTCGCCTGATGCTTCGCCGCTTAGCCATTTGGCGGCGTATTCGTATTGGGCATCAAAGATGCCGCCGCGAACGAAACCATTAGTCGTGATTTCCAGAACCAGCGGTTGCCGTCTTGCCGAAATGCCCTGAATCGTCAGGTCGTAAAGGTCGCGGTTTCGCATAGCCGCCAACTCGTCCACGATCGCGCCTGAGATGTCCAGACCGTCAAGGTGATTCGTGTTGGCGGAGAGTGCCTTGATCGACCCCATGTTGAGGTCACAGTAAAGGTCGCTCACGCGCTTTCGCACGTGTTTTGCCAGCGCAGGCGATGTCATCACCATTCGCCAGGCGTTGTTGAAGCCCTTCGCCGCCTGGTCGTGAGCCGTAGCGACGTTGTAGACCTCGGGTGCGCCCTCGTCGTCGTTTATGAGCAAGTCAAGCTCGATTGCAGACGCAAGCGCGGTCTTGCCGTTCTTTCGCCCCATAATCCAAAGGACTTCGCGATACTGCCGCAAGCCCTCGGCATCAACGAAACCGAAGATAACCGACAAGATAGCAAGCTGAAATAGCTCAAGCCCGAACTTTCGCCCAAGCTTGCCAGACGGTAGGCGGCAAAACGTCTCGATAAACGTAACGTGCTTCGCCGCGAACTCTTCGCGAAAGTGGTATGGATAGAGCGGGTCGGTGTTGTCCAGGTCGCGCAACACGCGTTCCGCGACCTGGTGCATCTTCTCGCAAGCGGTGATCTCACCGTTGATGATGCCACCGAAGTAGCTTCGTATCGCCTGCTCGCAGCGACCCGCGCCGCTTCGTTTCTTTTTAGCCGCCGAAGCGCGTTTCATTGAGGTAGTCAATGAGCGCGTCGCCTGCGGTGCTGCCTGACGGCATCATGTCGGTGAGCTGCTTGATGCCGCGAGAAAACGTGGTGAAAAGCTTGTTGTAAGCGGAAAACCCCGGGTGCTCGCGCACGCCGGATTGGCCGCCGCCGTTGTCGTACTCCGTGAAGATGCTCTCATGCATCAGCTCGCGTCGCGCTTCGTCAAGCTTCACTTTCAAAAACGCGATGTTCGACATCAGCGGGAGCACGGCGCTTCGCTTTTCGTCGGGGATAGCGTCCTTGGTGAGCCGTTGGAGCTTTTTCAGCTCGCTTTGGTAACGGCTCTCGATTGAAGCGGTGCGCTTCTTCGGGGGGCTTTCCGTGGCTTTCGGCAAAAGGTCGTTACTTTCGCACACTTTCCGCGTTCCCACAAGACCACCCCCGTTCTGAAATCCGTCACACGCAAAATTCTACC